TCGGGAGATATCATTTTTATCATTGATATCCCCAGTTCTCTCATATTCTTTCTTCGCTTCAATCATTTTCTTTTTATATAAAACACGATCATTATACATTTTCTCCATTAAGTCATAGAAAATGCCCTGATCTTTAATATAAGCCGCACCATTGGCTGTAATTGTCAGATTTAATCTTTTCAGAAATGATAAATCATATTCCTTACGTAGAATGCCATCGACATTTATTTCTGATGTAATTCTTAGTAGTGTTTTTAAATCTTCAAGGTCATTATCTATAGGATTATCGGACATTTCAATTTCATTAATCTTAGTTAGAATATCTAATTTATCGACTAACGTTTCAGGACCAATATTTGCCTGCATGATTAAATGTGGATATAGAGAATCCAAGTCAAATGTTAATACATGTTCATATTTTCCAATGTGTGGTTCCTTAACATAGGCGCCAGCATATTGATGAGTTTTATTCACATGTTCCTTGGGTGGAATAATAATGTTTCTATCATAGAGATAATTATTAATTACTTGATCCCATACATTAACCGGGGAAAATGTATCTGATAGATTAACATTTGTCTCAAATGCCATAGTGATAACTAAATCTAATAGTTTTTCTTTATCATTCATTCTCACTATTAGATGAGTGTCTTTAATATTATAGTCACAGAATAATTGAAAATTATCCTTGTATAATTCAGATAAATCTTTATATTGAGAATAGTCTAATTTTTTCTCACCCAATACCACATTTGCAATATGGTCAAGTTTATATGTTTCCTGCATTGGATATGAGTATGCGAATTTCTTGAATACTTTCATGAAATCTAATTGTTGAATTCCAACTATATTGTATGTTTGTTGGGATTTACCATTATAGATTTCTTCTTTCTCATTAATAATATTCCAGGGAGATAAAGTCTTGGCCACTTCCCAGGATAAAATATTTGTAATTCTATTTACAATATATGGAATATCATAGAAATCAGTATTCCAACCACTAATAATATCAGGAATATCCAATCGCCAGTGTTCTAGAAACTTGATGATCAAATCAGTTTCACTATTACATTTTATGTATTTAATTTTAATATCTTTAACTATGCTTTTAGCTGGATCATAGTCACCTAATCCCCAGCACATATAGTTTTCATTTTTACTGCTCTTATATGAAATAGTAATAATAGGTTGTTTAGCTTCATTAGCTGGGGAGTATCCATTCTCTCCCTTGGCAACCTCGATATCAAAAACTCCAATATTAAAATGATCAATGTTAAATTCAATATTGGAATATTTTCTCATATCTGTCATAAATTGATATATGTAATCTTGCATACCATATATCTTGAAGTTATTCACGTCTTTATATTTTTTAGTGAATTCTCGTGCTTCTTTTATAGATTCAAATTTCTTTGGTGTTAAATCTATATAATCTAATGATCTGAATTTAGATTTTGGTTTGTTTGTTTCTAGAAATAACGTGGGTTTAAATTTGATATTTTCTTTAATACGTTTACCATCTTTATACCCACGAAATAAAATGTCGTCATAATGTAAGTCTACTGAACTATAAAAAAACGTCATATTTTCTCCCGTATATTACCCGCTTCCCATACTAAAATCTTGCATAGGTTCATTTGGTTTTTTATTTTTATCTGATACGTCAATAATGATTGGAATACTTTCTTCACTTTTACCTAGATCATTATTCAATTCAAGTAAAAGTTCGGCTCCTTTATTATTTGATTTAGTATTAGCGTATTCTAGATAAACACTGGAATTTTTCAATTGATGAAGAAATTCATTATATAACCGTTCTCTATCGGCTAATCCATTACTACCACCATTGATCAGTTTTGTCAAGGCTAATACATCACCTTTATCTGCTGGAACGGAACATCCGGTTCTTTCCCAATACCAAACAGCACTTAGAAATGCCCCATGTGGGGACAATAAATAATCAGGATTATTCACAACATCAATTCCACAGAAATCAGAGAATTTTTGATAATTATCTTTTCCCGTGAGTTGAATTAGTCCACGCCCACGGTATCTATATCCATCACCTGACGCCTCACTATCATTACCCATTCTATTTGCATAAACTCTATTGGCAATTTTAATAGATTGCCTATGATATTCGCCGGCATAAATTTTAGTAAAATATTTGGGGAATACTCGCAGTAAACCATCTGCGGAATAATTTAGATTTTCTTCAACAACACTAAAGCCCATAGATTCATGACCAACTTGGGATAGGAATCCTGCTAATTTTCTGTCGGTATTAATTCCATATGAAACTAAGGTATTTAAATCAGTTTCATATTGATTAATTTTATGAGATTCTGTTCGTGGAAATACAGTTTTAATAATATCAGTAATTTTACTCATTAGTTTCTTTCCTCATTTCAAATTGCCATTTAAAATTATCTTTTAGATTTTTTTCATTGATAATTAAAATAACGGAATTATCCAATACCTTTGGTTTAATATATTCTGGATTATACATTAAATTATGAAATGGTTCTTTGCCACCTTCAGTAGAAGTATCATATTCATTTTTAAGAATTCTAATCAATCTATCAATCGCAATACCCAGTGTATTTCCCTGTGCTCCAATATCATAATCTAGACATTCTCCAAGCCATACTCCATTAGTGTTATAATAGAAGACTAGAGTGATGTCATTAGTTTTCTCATCTTTAAGTGAGAAAAACTGAATAATTTTCTTTAACATGTATTATCCTTTTTTAATTAGTCTATTAAATTCCATTAGAAATTGGGTTTTTGCTTGTAGTGGGTTCCAGCCATGAATTTTTACGCCTAATGCTTTAGGTTTAATTAACCATTCCCTATCTGGTTTACCCATTAAACAACTCATTTCATCGCTACATAGATTAAAATCTACATCTTTAACGTTAGGTGGTTCATTTAAATCTAAATTATATTTAATACATACCGCATCCATTAATTTACGTTCCATTTCTTTCCAACCTGGAATATATTTCTTCAATGGACTAGGGATATCGGCGGAATATGCCTCCGTAGCGTCATGTAGAAGCCCCCAGAGAGCGTTCTTGGGATGGACGTTCTGTGATACGATAACTGAATGTTCTGCCACTGAGTAGAAACGTTCAACGTGCCCAGCATATCTACAGGTCATACTCAATGAATGAGCAATGTCCATAATATCAATTTCCTCTGGTCGTGGGTCTAATGGATAAAAGCATTTACCAGTATAGGTCTGAATCCAGTCTCCGATTCTATTATTATCATTATTACTCATTCTATAATTCCTTTTGATTAGGTTCATTACTATTATTACATTTAAATTCATGATTATGGTGATGTGGGCATCGTTTATTGCCACATATTTCACATGCATATCTGAAATATTGATACATATTTTCTATGTTGTCAAATGAAATCTTTTTAAATCTATTTTTATCATAACAAGTTTGGCAACCACAAAAATCCATAATCAAAATTCTTTTAGAATTTCAGAATACCATGTAGATTTGGTGGAGAATAATTTGGCCCCTTCATAATCTTACCATCCTCTCTTTTAATAGCTTTACCATCTTCTCCTAATTTACTCATATTTGATCGTTGGATTTCATTGAAACATGCATCTAGATCAATACCATAGGCATGTCCTGCACCATATACAACATATAGTAAATCTGTGAGAGCATCAGCAATTTCAATTAAATTTTTTCGTGAATCGTTAATAAATTTTAATTTATTTGGCCATTCAATACCAGAATCGTCACTATCTTCTAAATCGTATTGCTTAGCCATAGCTTCATGTAATTCACTAAGTTCTTCGTAAATTAGATCATGCCGCAATTCACGAATTTTTTCTGATGGGAACCTTGCAGTAGTATGAACGTCTTGCTCATACGCCTTCATAAATTCACCAACTTTTTGAAAATTTGTTTGTTCCATAATTTATTTCCCTATTGTATATTTTGAAACTAAATTCCAGGAGGATTTTTCACCAAATGGAAGAATTTTAATATTTTTGATAATTTCTTTATCAATATCATCTTTATAATTACTATTATCAATTTTTATGAGTTTCCAATCATGAAGTAATTTTACAATATAATTACGTCTATCATAATCACTAACTTCAATATCTGAGAATTTCTTATCAAGAAGGAATAATTCTTTAAAATGAAGAATACCATACATTCCACGTTTATGTAGAATGTGACAAGATTGGTATAGAGTTTTATTTTTATTTGATGCAATACCAATACGAGTGAGAGTTTCTTTAATTTTTAGAAAATCTGTGTCATTGATTTTAATTTCAATACCCTTCCTACTAAATACATTATCATATTCATTACTATTCATTGTTTTCACTTTCATCCTTTTTACTATAACGTTGTTCAATTTTTTTAAATTGACTTTTAGATAACAATTTATTTATGGTTGATGCACGACGTAGATTAACGTTATATGCTCTTGATATGAGACTTAATTTATCAAATATATCATCAGATTTAGGTGGCCATTTTGACCATCTATTTCTTTTTCTAATAGCATTCATATAATAGTCATATTGATATTTACGTGGAATTTTATTATTAATATTCATTTCATTACTATAGAGAATAGTATCTAAGTATAATGAAAATCCTTTATTTACAATAAATGCATTATATTCAAGTAATAGTTTTTTAGTAGTAGATTTACTGGTATCCTTACCTGATGATAAATTTTTAATTACATCAAATACATTTGTTTCTTTAATTCCGGTATCATTATCATGCTGTAAGTTTTGGGTCATTATTCACTATCTTTTTTGGTTTAGGTTTATTTGGAAAAATTGGATCAGATGTTATTTTAATTGAACATTTCTTACATACTGTGTAATTATTGATATTAACGATCTTATTTTTCTCTGTTACATTAATAAGAGTAACTAACGTGCAGAAATATTTATATAATGGAATTGCTTCCTCACATGAAAAACATACTCTATTTTCCTTGGATTTCTTAATTGGAGAAAGAGATAATAACCTTTCTCCATTAACTTTCATATATTCTTCAAAGTCCATTATTTATACTCAATCGTCATTAATTCTGTTAGACACGCAGCTAAATTAATCTCCTGGGATGCAACAAATGCTGATTGATATTGATATTTACCAATAATTAAAATAGCATCAGGAATTGAGTCCTTCATACATTGTGGCAATAACATTTCATATAAGCTATTATATACGTTAATACCTAAGTTACTGTATAATTTACCAGTATAGTTTCTAATCTCAGTAAAATTCTTAGTCTTTAGAAGATATACTAATGAGGTAACATCCAGATCACTTTCCAATAATGAGTCTAATGTAATATCGCCAGTAATTGATAACCCTTGTAGTTTATTTAAAATTTTGCGAAAATCTGGAAAATCTTTTTGAATAATACTTGTCAATGCATTTTTGTCATACTTTACATTTTCATGATCAAGAATATATCTACATTTCTTATAGAATTCCATGGCAACGTCAGGAATTTCTTTATTCTTGAATTTGAATTCAATTACATGACACCTACCATGTAAAGGCTCGATAATCTTATTGAACATATTACATGTGAGAATAAACCCACAATTATTTTTATGTTCATCCATGAAATTACGTAAGGCTGGCTGAGTAGAATTATGATTTAAATAATCCGCCTCATCCAAAATCACAATTTTACGTTTATCCTTGAAGGATACTGTAGATGCGAAATTCTTAATCTCATTCCGCAGAGTATCAATCCCACCATCCATACTACCATTGATCATAATATAGTCAAGATCAAGCTGTTCAACAATAGCGCGGGCAACTGTGGTTTTCCCAATTCCAGGTGTTCCTGTTAAAATTAAATTTGGGAAATTTTCATTAGATACTATTCCATTTAGAACGTCTTTAATCCTACTAGGTAAAATACAATCGTTAACCGTTCTTGGGCGATATTTCTCTTCCCAAATAAAACTTTCTATACTCATATTATTATCTCCATTATATAATTATTGTTATTCTGCGTTAGATGGCGCAACCCAATAGATTATCGCTTTATCTTCACTCTCAAATTGTAGTAATTTAGAAGTTGGAATAGTCGTAATATAGTTTCTCTTAATTAATTTAAGATTATCAATATTAAAAACTCTCTTAAAATTAGTTGTAATTTCATCATTAATATTTTTAGTCGCAATGATATAACTACTAGATGTTTTGTCCTTATAATTACCCGCGATAATATTAATTTCTCCGGTATCACTATCCCCTTCAATAGTAACATCCTTTGATTTTAGAATACTACAAGCCTT